AGGATCTGCTGGGTGGTGGCATAGCCGGAGCTTTCAATCTCCGGCCGGCCGATGATGGTGAGCGGAGAGCCGGCGGAAATGCCGATGCCGCGGATGTTCGAGCCGGTGACGACGATCTGCTTGAATTCCAGATAATGGTCCTGCGGGACAGGGCGGGCAGTGTCTGGCCCGATTCCCGCAGCGGGTTCGACATCGTTCGGCGTATCCCCGGCCTGGGAACCGGACTGGGGCATGCCCACATCCTGCGACTGGGCAGAAGCGCGGCCAGACGCCACCGCCGCCAGCAGCATGAGAGCAACGACACCGCGGGAGGCGTGGTTGCGATAAACGGAACGGGAGGAGACGCAGAGAGATATCATTGTTGTTGTTCTCCGCAAGGACCGGGTACATCTGCGTGGAACTATTTAAAAAGCGATCGGCAGCGCCCCGAGCCGGGACAATTTAGAAGAATTAAAAATACAAATTATAAAATATCTAATTGTTTATAAATATTACATCTAAGGATCGCGACTTCATTTCGGGAAGAGACGTAACCAATTCATTGGCCAAGTCAACATCCCGTTCATCCTCACTTAATTTTGATAAAGTTCACTTAGCTGAAACCTGACCGCAGACGGCCGTCCGCCTCCCTTCTCATGGGTGGGCAGCGCCTGGGTTTTCCGCTGACTTTTCGCGCCGCGCCCGCCAGCCGCTAATGCAGCGATCTGCCCTGCCCATAGTGATCGCAGGGGCGGCCCAGAGCCATTGGCTCCCTCCTGTTGTAGGGGCGCCGTGAACAACAGCCCCTGCTTGAGCGCCGGCACCCCATCCCTTCTAATTCTAATTGAATTTCCCGGCCTGATTGCCGCCAGCCGAGAGGGACAATGACCGATATCGACATCCCCCATGCCGCCGCTGAAGGCACGGCTCGCCGATCAGGCGCACGCCCCCCGACACCCCGAATAACGGAGAGCCGAGCCCATGCCACTGATGCTGACCGCGACCCAAGGAGACACCCTCGATGCGCTACTTTGGCGGGAAACCGGCCTCGGTGCGGACGCTCTGCCTGTTGTGCTGGATGCCAACCCCGGACTTGCCGACCTTGGCCCTGTTCTTCCCGTCGGGATTGGCGTTGCCGTGCCGGACCTCCGCCCCGGACCGTCCAGCCTCCCCCTGATCCAGCTGTGGGATTAGCGTGATGACCTTCTCTGAGTTTTCGAGCGAGTTGTGGGAGTCGGCGCAAACCGCCGTGGCGGCCCTTGCCCCCGCCGCCCTGGGCTCTGCCGTGGGCCAGGCGTGGCGACCGGGACTTTCCTGGCGCCAGCGCCTCGTGCAATGGGTCACCGGCATTTGCGTCAGCTACTATGTAACGCTGGCCGCGGCCGAGTTGTTCGACTTCTCCCCCTTCGTTGCCCAGGCTGTCGGTTTCGTCATCGCCATGGTGGCATTCGAGGCCGCGCCGCGCTTCACCCGCGCGGCCGGCGAACTGGCCGCTGATATTCCGTGCCTTCTGAAAAATCTTCTGGGGAGGAACCGATGATCTCCCGCGACCAGAGTCTCGCCGCGCAGGTCCACCTCACCAAGGCCGGCTACGATCCCGGCCTCATTGACGGCATATGGGGACCCCGAAGTCTTGCCGCCTGGTGCGGCTATGTGGCGGGCCGCCCGCTCGGCTCGCTCGGGCCATTGCTCGGCGCGGCCATGGCCGGCGATTTTCGCCGGTTCAGCATCACGACGCCCCTGCGGATGTCCCACTTCCTGGCACAGGCCGCACACGAGACCGGCGGCTTTCGCTATTTCGTCGAGCTGGGCTCGGGCGATGGGCCAGACCCCGATCCGTGGGATGATTATCTGCAGCGCTACGATTATCGCCGAAGCCTGGGCAACAATGCCGGCGGCGATGGCGAGCGGTTTCGCGGCCGGGGCATTTTCCAGTTGACCGGAAAGGCCAACTACGTGGCTTACGGCGCCCGGCTCGGGATCGATCTCGTGGGGCAGCCCGAGCGCGCGGCCGAGCCGGAATTGGCCGTGCTCATCGCCTGCCTGTTCTGGGCTGACCATGGCCTCAACTCCCTTGCCGATCAGGATGACCTGGAAGCCATCACCCACCGGATCAACGGCGGGCTGAACGGCCTCGCCAGCCGGCGCGCCTGCCTGGATCGTGCCAAGGCCATCTGGGGTGCAGGCCATGGCCATGTTGCATAGCCTCTTCCGCCTTCTCACCGGCAAGCGGGACTATCTGACCCTGCTCATCGTCGCCGGTACGGCCGCCGGTCTTTACGCCGCCTTCGCCAAGGTCAGGGCCGAACGGGATGACCTCAAGGCCATGGCCGAGCGGATTTGCGCGAGCGCGGGCGCGTCCTTTGAAGCCGATCAGGGCGACCCCGGCGTGGCCTGCGCCCGGACAGTGCGGGAGCTTGCGGCCTTCAGGCGCGACACGCAGGCGGCGACCGCCGAGCGCCTGATCGCCGCCATGCAGGCGCGCGAGCACAAGCAGGCCGCAGACGCCAGGCGACGCGCTGCCGCGCACGAGGCCGCGCGCGCCGCCACCGCCACAATGAACACCGCCGAGGAGCAGATTCATGATGATGAGGTCACCGGCAGCTGGTTTGCTGCTCTCAACGCTCTTGCAGGCCTGCGCGCACCAAGCGCCGGAGACAGCGCCTGCTGCGGTAGCCATTGAGGTGCGCGATACGCCGCCGGCCGAGTTGCTTACCTGCCCTGAACGCCCGGATGGCTTCCCGGTGGGAATAGCTGCCGTCATGCCCAAGGCCGTGCGGGAAGCCACCGTGCGCCTTGCCCAAAGCTATGCCGAGGTAACGAGCCAGCTTGAGCGGCTCATCGCCTGGCATGCGCCCAACAGCTGTAAGGAACCCCCGCAATGAACAAGCCTGACCTACTCCGCCAGCATCTTCTGGAGGCGCTGCCCGACCTGCCCCCCGAACGCCTGACGCTTTCCATCGGCCAGGGGCGGACGGCCATTGTGCAGTCCGCGACCCTCAGCTTTGAGTATCGCTACAGCCTTACCGTCACCATCAACGATTTTTCCGGAGGGCTCGATACGATCATGGTGCCGGTGCTCGCCTGGCTGGAGCGCAACCAGCCCGAGCGGCTGCGCCAGCCGGCCCACGAGGCGCTCACGTTTGAGATAGCAACCTTTGATACCGGCCAAACCAATTTCACAATCGTGCTGGACCTGAGCGAGACCGTGCTGGCCGAGCCCCGTGAAGGCGGCGGGTACACCCTGACCTACGTGCCAGAGCCGGATTATGACCCCGGCTTTGACAATGTGCCCGACACGGCCCGGCTGCAAACGCTGGCGCTTGGCGATGAAACCGTGTTCTGACGCGACGCCTCAGGACTGCGAATATTGAGCAAGCGGGGGAGCAGGGCCGCGCGCCCGCTCCCCCGCATCTTTTTTTCTCGGCTCATTCCGCCCGAAAAAATCTCGCCGTTGTTGTGGCGCCCTTTTCCACAACAACGGCTCCCTTCCGCAGACGGGCCGGTGCTGGTGTCATGCCAGACATGACAGAGCAAACCGAAACCTTCACCGCCGTTGATCTCTCCAAACTGCCCGCGCCGGCTGTGGTTGAGATCCTGTCCTATGAAACCATCTACGCCGCCATGCTGGCACGGCTGCGCGAGCTGCTGCCGGATTTCGACGCGGTTATTGAATCCGACCCTGCCGTCAAGGTGTTAGAGGTCGCCGCCTACCGGGAGCTGCTGCTGCGCCAGCGCATCAATGAGGCCGCCCGCGCCGTAATGCCCGCCTATGCGGCGGGGGCCGACCTCGACAACCTTGCCGCCCTCCTCGGCATCACGCGCTTAGAACTCGCCCCCGGTAATCCGGACCTCGGCATTTCGCCCACGATGGAAAGCGACACCGACCTGCGCCGGCGCATGGTGCTGGCCCCGGAAGGCTACTCCGTCGCCGGGCCGGAAGGGGCCTATGTTTTCCATGCGCTCTCCGCTGATGGCGACGTGCTCGACGCCTCGGCCACCAGCCCGACGCCAGGCACGGTGGTCGTGACCGTGCTGTCGCGCTCTGGCGATGGCACAGCTTCCGCCGCGCTGCTGGAAGCGGTGGCGGCCAAGGTCTCGGACGAGGCGGTGCGCCCGCTGACCGATCAGGTGATCGTGCAATCGGCCGCGATTATTCCCTATGAGGTTCAGGCCGAGATCACCACCTTCTCCGGCCCCGATGGCAGCGTCGTCCTCGCGGAGAGCCGCCGCCGGCTGGACGATTACATCGCGGCCAGCCACCGGTTGGGGCGCGACGTCACCCTCTCCGGTCTTTACGCCGCCCTGCACGCCGAGGGCGTGCAGAATGTCAGGCTGCTCTCCCCCGCCGGCGATATCATCGTCAGCCGCACGCAGGCGAGCTGGTGCACCAGCGTCAGCGTTATCCACACGGGGGTGGGCGAATGACGGCCCCCCTCCTGCCCCCCAACGCCACGGAACTGGAGCGCGCACTGGAAGCCACCACCGCGCGGCTGGCGGACATTCCCGTTCCGCTGCGCCAGCTGTGGAACCCGGACACCTGCCCGGCCGACCTACTGCCCTGGCTTGCCTGGGCGCTTTCCATCGACAGCTGGTCCTCGGATTGGCCGGTGGCGGTCAAGCGCGAGCGGGTGCGCCAGGCCATCGCCATTCAGCGCCGCAAAGGCACGGCCGAGAGCGTGCGCCGGGTGGTCGAGAGCTTCGGCGGGTCGGTCGCCATTCGGGAATGGTGGCAGAAAGACCCAGCCGGTGACCCCTACACCTTCGATCTGGTCCTGACGCTCGGCGGCGCAGCAACCCCGGCCAACGCCGCTTTTGTCGACGCGGTGATCGCCGAGGTTTCCCGCACCAAGCCCGCCAGAAGCCACTTCACCTTCACCCAAGGGTTTGCGGGGAGCGCCCACCTTGGGGCCGCCGCCGCGGCCCGCCCCGTCACCTATGCCCGCCTTTCCTTTGCTGCATGAGGAAACAATGAGACAGCACTTCTCCCACCCCCCTGAAGCTTCGGCGCAGACTGTCTGTGCCGCATTCTTGGCCTTCGCAATCCGGAGGGCCGAGGCATGAGCGGATTGAGCCTTACCATTACGGACGCCGGCCGCGCCGCCCTCGTCAATGCGGCGAACAACGGCACCGCGCCGGTGCTGATGGCATCCGTTGGCGTCTCTGCCACCGCCATCACGCCGACGCCGGATGCCGCCACCCTGCCGGGCGAGATCAAGCGGATATCGACCCTCTCCGGCGAGGCCGTGGCCGACGACACCATTCATGTGACCGTCCGCGACGAAAGCGGGGACACCTATACGGTGCGCTCATTCGCGCTGTACCTTGCCGACGGCACTCTGTTCGCCCTTTATGGGCAGGCAGAGCCGATCATGGAGAAGTCCGCGCAGGCGATGCTGCTGCTCAGCATCGATGTGACCTTTGCCGAAGTTGATGCCGCGCAGATCACCTTCGGTGACACCAGCTTCCTCAACCCGCCTGCCACCACCGAACGCCAGGGCGTGGTGGAATTGGCAACATCCGAGGAGACCACGAACGGCGTTGATGCCGTCCGCGCCGTCAC